TCAATATTCCAAAATTGGGTTATATCGAGGTAATTGGATTTGATAAACGGTGGTATGGTTGCGATTTTAACCCGATGAAAATTTGCAAAAAAGCGTCGGGGTGGTATATACAATTAACTGCGTCCGTCCCTGTCAAACAAGCCAAGAAGACAGGGTTATGTTGTGGAATTGACCCCGGACATCAGTTTGTTATGGCATTGGATAATGGTCATACTATTGAGGCTGCACAACCTTTAAAGCGATCGCTAAAACGTCTAAGGAAAATGCAGCAACAATTATCTCGCAAGTATCGAATGAACGAGGGGAAAACTAAGAATTGGGAGAAACTCAATAATAAAATTGCTAAACTTCATGAGAAAATCGCCCGTCACCGCCGATCATTCAATCACTGGCATTCTACCAATTTAATCAATTGGTTTGACGTGATTTTTGTTGAGGATTACAAACCCGCCAACGTCTACCGAAAAGCTAAAGCCAAGGCAAAATTAGACACAGAAGGAAATCCAGTGGTTGCCGAAAATGGTACAGTTATCTACGATAAAAATAGTCAAAAACGCAAACGAGGAAGTAACAGAACAGGGAGTGATGTAGCTATTGGTCAAGCTATTGATTTATTAGAAACCAAAGCAAAGGAACACGGAAAATTAGTGATTCGGGTTGATAATTGGGGAACTACTTTATGTTGTGCGAAGTGTGGACATCAAGAGAAGAAAAAGCTATCTCAACGCACTCACAAATGCTCTAATTGTGGTTATACCGTTGCTCGTGATGTCAACTCAGGACAGAACATTAAGTTAAAAGGTTTAGCTCAAATGGCAATCAATCAAGGTGTGGAATTGTCCGATAATTTCTGGTATAAATTCCTGATTAATAAAAATTCGGCAACCCCTAGCTGTTCTAAAAAGGCAACCAAGAAAAAAACCAAAAAGTCAGACACCATAACGATTCCAGATGATTTGTTTAAAAACGGGGTTCACGATTTTTTAGTTGCCGAAACCGCCAAAACTCATGCTATAATAAATCGAATGAGCTTAGGTGATTTCGATAGAAACGCCTGAAACAACTGCGGATTAAGCTCTCGCAATAGACGATTGCCTATTTTATGGATTGAAACTTCTACTAATTCGGGGGTTCCAACAGTCAGACGGCTCGCAATAGACGATTGCCTATTTTATGGATTGAAACAGGATATACACCAAACCAGAAAATTAAAGAGCTACACTCGCAATAGACGATTGCCTATTTTATGGATTGAAACACCCCGTTAGTATTGCCGTTTCCATTTGTGGTTTTACTCGCAATAGACGATTGCCTATTTTATGGATTGAAACGTAGCAGAAACGTGACGGTGGCGGTGGTGGTGGTGTCTCGCAATAGACGATTGCCTATTTTATGGATTGAAACATGCCTTGTGAACGTCATCTAAAGTATTACCCGCAACCCGCAATAGACGATTGCCTATTTTATGGATTGAAACCTCATTATCCTTAATTAATTTTTTAGCTCTATCACCCGCAATAGACGATTGCCTATTTTATGGATTGAAACGGAATATTTTATAGTTTAGGAATTGAGAATTTATGACCCGCAATAGACGATTGCCTATTTTATGGATTGAAACACCATTGATTTAAGTCCTTTAACTAGGGTTAGGAGACCCGCAATAGACGATTGCCTATTTTATGGATTGAAATAACGATTGCATTGTTTCTTGACTAATTTGATACTAGCTGACTATATTATAATTTGATCGTGGGTGAACGTCTGCTTCATGCAGTGTTGTTAAAAGATTTATTTCTTTTGACACTAGCCCACACCTTGCTTTAAAGTGTAGATCATTATATAATAATAGAAATACATCAAACAACAAAAATTATGATCAATTCTTTACGATTACTTAATTTTAAATGCTTTAAAGATCAAACTATTCCACTCAAATCCCTGACACTGTTGACAGTTAATGATTATCTTATTTCTTGACTGAAGATGCACAAAAGAGTAGGAGACTAATGGACAAATTCAAGGTTGATGTTTTATCGAAAACAGCTAATCCCCAGACAATAATGTATCTGGCTCTCCATCAGGATTATAGTGAGGATTATATATATGAAAGCCTTGATAAAACCCCTTCTGAAATTAAGTGTGGGGAGATAGCCGTTAAACGATTACTAGAGGGAAATAGAGGACACTTTGGAGTGTTAGAGCACTGCCACATCGTTTTTAGTGTGGGATATTTCCCCCATAGTGTGATGCAACAGGCAACCCGGCATAGAATAGCTAGTTTCGATGTTCAATCTGGGCGCTACTCAGGGCAGAGGATTGTTGATGTAATCAACTTCAAGAGAAGTTTAGAAGATGTTTTTTACCTCCGTCCGGTGGGGAATTACAGCGATCGCCAAGGCAAAAAATATTATTATTCACCTGAATTAAGAGAAATCCATTTACAACACTGTGTAGATGCTTGTGGTTTGTATAAACAAAACATTGAGTCTGGGATGAGTGAAGAACACGCCAGGGGTTTGATACCTTTTGATTTCCGTCAGCATTTTGTAATGAGTTGCAACTTGAGATCATTGCTTCATTTCCTTGATTTAAGATTCAAAAAAGATGCCCAGTTAGAGATTCAAAAACTCTCTGAAATGATGTGGACACATACTCAAGAATGGGTTCCCCAAATTGCGGAATGGTACGAAAAGAACCGATTAGGGAAAGCTCGGCTTGCTCCCTAATTTTGCTTTCTGGAATAAGGAAAGCTGTATCGTCAGCCTCTATTATTGATCCAATACCTTATCAATTCCGAGAGGGATAGATTTCTTGAGGATGCGATCGCCTCTATCCTCTCCCTCTCAACTTCTGAAAGCCTCACCCTGACAACGGTTGGGCGGTTAAAAAGTTTTTTTGATTTAGGGGTTGACATATTTTGATTTTGTAGCTACAATAATTTAGTATAGAACACAAAAAAAGGGACGCCGCCAAATCGGGCGTAAAATATGAAAAACTCCACAATCTCTACTAAAAACCAAATCCAAAAACGGATTGATCAATTAAATAGCTTGATAGTCAAGTTTGCCCGCGTCCGAAGCCTAGTTCGGAAGTGGGCTTTTGAATTGACTCAACTTGAGGGTCGGCTGGAATCCTTGAAAGCGGTGGAGATTGTGGAGAAACCAATACAGTTAACAATTTGGGACGCACCAATGGAAATAGAAGGGACAAAACAAAACCCAATAAATATCTTCTTCAAAGAGGATGACGAACTTTTGAGTCTCCATCCTCGTGAGGGATCGAAATTATGTAGCTCATGGCATTTAGCTTGCGGGGACTGGATAGACGAATCGGGGACTGAGTATGACGGTCGAGATAAACCTATTTATGAAGGTATGGAACTTAAATGGCTCCAGCTTCGAGATGGGCGTTATCAACTAGATCCGGATCTGATTCTTTTGGAAAAAGGGTGGGAATGGGATTCTCAGCAAGGGGAGCCAGTCAAAATCAAACGTTAGTCTTTAGGCTGGGCGCGACGCCTTAAATCCGCGCAAAAGTTGATGATATAAGGACAAAACAATGGCACTAAAATTTGCGGTGAAGCTATGGAATCGTTACAACGATCAAGTCACAGAAGGTTTGTATGCTGGAGGTGTAGGTGCGGACTTTTTAGCCGTCCATCCCGATGACGAATTTATCACATACAAAGACAACGAAGTCGCGGCGAGAGACGCTCTGGCATTGACCCGTAAGGGATGGAAAGCGCAAGTTGTGGAAGTAGAAACTTTATGAATGAGAAACTACTACACGCCCGATATTGGAGGGCGGACGGTACGGGAGAAAATCAAACCTCCTACGACCCCCACGGATTCGGATTAAAAACTCTTGAAACTATGGATGCTCTGATCAATAGTTTGGGATTAAAACAAGTTGATGGGATATCTTTATGTGGTGTTCTGGTCAATCATCACAAAGCCAAACTTGCAGATATTGGGCATCAAGTCCATATCGCTGCTACTTCTGAACAGTGGGAAGCTGCGAAACAATATTGGGAATCAGGAGCATTTGATTGATCAACAATTGGGAACTTGAGATCCCAAACTCCCAAAAACCCCACGATATAAGGAATTAACTATATCAAGAATACATTGGGGTGGTAGGGGTCGCAGGTTCAAATCCTGTCGCTCCGATAGAGGTAAAAGCCGGATTCTGTAAGGGATTCGGCTTTTTAGATCCACGATCCACCGCCCGTCGTTGCCAGATTTATTTCCAGATGGTGAATAATCTGTTATAACTGGGGAATAGTTACATAGGATTTTTTATGAGGCCCCAGGAATATAGACAAGAAGTTAAGGCTAGGCTCAAGCCAGAAGATAGGGAAAAATTAAAAACCCTCGTCATCGGCATGGGTTATCGTTATTGGAGACGGGAATCAGCAGAACCCGCATGGACAGAGTTTTTGGAGGCGATTACAACGGGCGATATAATTCTTTACAAAAAAGTTGAGTGAGGGTTGATATTTTAGGATAACTGGAGTAGAGTTATAAATATAAGGATACAGAGGGCAAGTGGAAATATGACAACTCAATTGGATTTATTTGGTGATCATGTTGATACTCAAGCTAAAGATCCTATTTGGATTTTAAAGAATAGACCCGCACCCGATCCAAACTCTCCTATCGTTGTTTCCTATGGTGGGGGAACCAATAGCACCGCCATGTTAATTGCAATGGTGTTGAAAGGGATTAAACCCGATTTAATCTTGTTTGCGGATACGGGGGCGGAACTCCCTGAAACCTACGACTGGGTAAACACTTTTTCTGATTGGTTAAAATCCAATAGCTTTCCAGAAGTAACCAAAGTTCGGAAGCAAAAAACCGAGCCAACCCGAGCGAGAAAATCAATAATTGTAAACTGGAAGATGAGTTACAAATCCCTCGAATGGTTTCTCTTGTCTATATATCTGGGTTTGCTATCAAATGGCAGTCAGTATTTTGAATATTCCAGCCTTTATGAGAAATGCTTGACATTGAAAACACTCCCATCTCGGACATTTAACAGGGGTGAATGTTCAATTACATGGAAAATAGAACCACAAAATCTTTATGTTGGTAATCATTATACCGATATTATTGGTGAGACAAAAATCAGAAAATTCATAGGATATCATTATAACGAGGTTTCTCGACTACTTAATAGCAAAAAGAATCCGTATGATGATGATATCTACAGATACGAATATCCTTTAATAGATTGGGAGATTACTCAAGAAAATTGTATTGCCTTGATTAAAACTATTAACCTAGGAGTGCCACCTAAGTCAAGTTGTTTTTTTTGCCCAAACCGCAAAATAAAGGAAGTTCAGGATCTAAAACAAAACCATCCTGAACTATATGATGCAGCTTGTTTTATGGAGGAGAATTTTAACAAAAAGGAAAATCAATTTGTTGGTTTGGGTCGTCACTGGAGATGGTCTGATATTGACGATTTAACTACCTTAGAACAATTAATTATTGACAACAAACAGGCATCAAGAAAATGTGCCTGTATTGACTGATTAACACAAAAACAACTCAACCTACAGCTAAGCTCTCAATTTCCAAAACCTGCAACACCCGATTTACCACCTTATTGAACACCAACTCAGATGACTGATTGGAATTAATAAGGTGGTATTTGTATCTTTTGGCAATGTCCAAATAACCCCACCTCACCCTCTCCAAAAACAAGATATTTCTTTCAATTGCATCAAGGGGTCTATTCTCTAATCTCGCCACAGCCGCCCGAATTGGTAGATCGAAAACAATCACCATATCGGGTGTTAGTCCCCCCGTGACGGCTTCATTCGCTTTGATAAGGATATTAGGGTCAATCCCGTGGCCGTAACCTTGATAGGCGAGTGTGGAGGGGGTGAAGCGATCGCATAAAACAATATCAAATTCTCCCATCTTTTCCCGAATCACATCGCAGTGCCGTCGCCGATCCTCAAGAATCAAATCTAGCTGTTCCTGGGGACTCATGGAGACGGTTTTAATCTTATTCCTACACTCATCCCCATAAGGTTCTCTCGTACTCCACACAGCCAAGCTAGTTGTTGCTTCTAAGTATTCTTTCAATCTGGACATCTGAGTGGTTTTCCCACTGCGGTCAATGCCTTCAAATACAATTATCATCTTCCTTTCATCCAATTCTTAATTAAATCATCCTTAATCATACTCTGTATGACTAATTCGATAATGTGTTCCTTGGCTTGTTCCAAGGTTAGGCTGTCAACATTTTGCCTGATTATTGCGAGTTTGAATTGTTGCTCCATCGTTAATTGTACAGGTTCCATTGTTTCCTCTTTTGATTAGTTGATTATGGACTATATTACTTCTGGACATTGCAATACTATAGAAAATTGATTCTATATATATTATATCAAAAAAACAATCGTTTTGTATC